TATCTATTCAGAATACATCGACCGCTACCAGAAGCAGCAGGAAGCGGGGGAGTTCCCTGGTGGATACAACTACATGCACTGTACCATCTACGATAACATCAACATCACGCCGGAGCGTCTGCATGAGATAGAAAGCCGGTATGATGTCAATTCGATTTGGTTTCTTCGTGACATCAAGGGAATGCGTGTAGTAGCAACCGGTCTGATTTACCGACGCTTTGCGGATGATATCACTGCGGGAATCGGAACATTCCGGATCCAGGGCAAACCGACGGACCTCATGGAGATCAATCTGGGGATTGACTTCGGTGGCAGCGGATCGGGGCATTCGTTCACGGCTACCGCCATTACAAGAAGTTACCACAATGTGGTGGCGCTTGCATCGGAGTGGATTCGATGCAAGGATGAGTCGGGCAACCAGATAGAGATAGATCCTCAGATGCTGGGAGATATGTTCTGTAACTTCGTCCGGAAAGTCTTAGGGCAGTACGGCTATATTACGACGGTTTATGCAGATAGCGCAGAGCAGACGCTGATTGCAGGCATCCGGAGCAGTCTCCGGCACAACGGACTCGGTTGGATTCGGGTCGAGAATGCGCTGAAAGCTCCCATCAATGACCGAATCAACGCGGTGCTGATATTGATGGCGCAGGGGCGTTTTCAGTATGTTGAGGGAGAATGCGAGAGCTTGGTCAATGCACTATGCACAGCTGTGTGGGATCCAAAAGAACTGACGAAGAATGTTCGGCTGGATGATGGAACCAGTGATATCGACTCTCTGGATAGTTTTGAGTACACACTAGAGCGGCGAATCAGCCAGCTCATTAAATATGGGTGATGAAAAATGGATTATACGAAAATGTATGAGGCATTGCGGAAAGTCCTTGGAAATGAGCAGATTGATTTTGCCATGTCCGGGCGGAGCAGTGCCTTAATTGAATTGTGGTCCCGGATGTATGAAGAAAAATCGCCGTGGCTCCATGAGATAGATAACGCGAATATCCCGGCAACGGTGGCGGGAGAGATTGCCAGACTTACGACCCTGGAATTACAGAGCAAGGTTGATGGCAGTCCGAGAGCGGATTTTCTAAACAGCATGTATCAAAACGTTCTTGGAAAGCTCCGGGTTCAGACAGAATATGCCTTTGCGAAAGGCAGCATGGTATTCAAACCGTATGTTTCCGTAAATGGTATCGCGATCCAGTACATCCAGGCGGATATGTTCTTCCCACTGGATTTTGACTCTGAGAAAATGACGCGCTGTGCCTTTTTGGATCAGTTCCGGAAGGGCAATGCCATTTATAGCCGAATCGAATTGTATTCGCTGGATGGAGACACGCTCTCAATTAAGAACCGGGTCTTCGTGGCGAGGACAAAGGGAACTTTAGGCTCGGAGATTTCGATCGGAAGCGTTCCAAGATGGTCGGAACTGGCGGAAGAAATGCAGTTTTCTGGTGTCAGCAAGCTGCCGATTGGGTATTTTGCGGTGCCGCTTGGAAATAACAAAGATTCCGGCAGTCCGCTGGGCGTTTCTGTTTATTCACGGGCAATTAAACAGATTGAGGATGCAGATCGGCGGTATTCACAGATTAACTGGGAGTATGACAGCAAGGAAACGGCGGTACATATCGCTCAGAGCTTGCTTAAATACAATCCAGATACAAACAGCTATGAGTATCCGGGCGGCAAGGAACGTCTGTACAGGGGCGTCGAATATGCCGCTGGCGCGCAGGACAAGCCGCTTCTGGATGTCTTTTCCCCGGCTATCCGTGATTCGTCATATTACAACGGATGGAATCAGCAGATGCGCCTGATTGAGTTCCGCTGTAATCTGGCTTACGGTACTCTGTCGGATCCGAACAACACGGATAAGACGGCGGAGGAAATCAAAGCCAGTAAGCAGAGATCCTATGATTTCATTTCAGACTGTCAGAGAGCCCTGCAGAAGGCACTGACGGATTTGGTGGATGCGATGGCATTCTGGTGCGACATTTATTCTCTATGTCCTGCCGGAGCCTATCATCTGTCCTTCCAGTGGGATGATTCCATTGTGGTCGATGCGAAAGCCGAACGAGATAATGACCGCGCGGATGTGGCGATGGGTGCGATGGCTCTGTATGAGTACCGAATGAAGTGGTACGGAGAAACCGAAGAGGAAGCCAAAGCTGCAATCAGTGAAATCAGCAGCACAGGGGAAGTGATTGAGTGACGCAGGGAGAACTTGAAAAACTGGCGCTGAAAACCGGAAACTTGTTTTCGGAATTGGAGATCCGTATCATGTCGGATGTTGCCAGGCGAATCAAAGACGCAGGCTTTTCGACTGCTTCGTCTGACTGGCAGATCCGGAGGCTGGAGGAACTCGGAAAGGCAGAATCAGAAATAAAAGACTGGGTGCAGGAAACACTGCAGAAGAGTGACGAGGAAATGGAACACATTTTTTCGGATGAAGTGTATGAGCAGTATTATCAGCACTCCAGAGCCTACAAAGCATCCGGCGTCAAGATGCTGCCGTTCGAAGAGAACACGCCGCTCATCCGGCTGACCGAAGCGGTCAAGTCTCAGCTTTCGGGAGAATATAAGAATATCGCCGGTTCAATGGGCTTCGCGATTCGCGGACCTGATGGACGCATACAGGCATCGCCGCTTATGACGTTCTACCGCTCCACGCTGGATAATGCTGTTCTGGATATACAGTCTGGCGGGTTTGACTATGGGACTGTCCTCAAGCGTACCGTGAGCCGCATGACGAACTCAGGACTTCGGTGGATTGATTATGATTCCGGTGTTCACAGCCGCGTGGACGTAGCAGCTAGGAGAGCGGTTTTAACAGGATTTCGGCAGGTGCAGGGTAAGATAAACGAACAGGTGGCAGCAGACCTCAAAACGAACAGCTATGAGGTTTCTTATCATGTGGGTGCCCGCCCATCGCATCAACCTTGGCAGGGACGGGTCTGGACGATGGAACAGCTTCAGAGCGTTTGCGGACTCGGTACGGTGACTGGATTGCATGGAGCAAACTGCTATCATGATTACAGTCCGTTTATCCCTGGTATGTCCACGCGGACATATACCGACGATCAGCTGCAGGAGATGCTGGATGAAGAAAATACTCCGAAAGATTATTACGGCAAGTCCTATACCACTTATGAGGCGTTACAGGAGCAGCGCAAGATGGAGAGGAATATGCGTGCGACCCGGCAGCAGGTGAAGCTGTTGCAGACGGGCGGCGCGGATGAAAAGGATGTTATTCTCAAAAAAGCCAAGTATCAGGGACAGTTGCAGAAATATGCTGATTTTTCAAAGACAATGCATCTGCCAGAGCGGAAGCAGCGGATCACACAAGATGGTCTGCGCGGGCGGTTTACACCAACAAAGACAGAACAGAAAAGGCTTGAAGAGTCGGAGAAAAATGATAGAATAAAGGTAGAGCTAGCAGAAGCGAAGATTCGAGGAGTTCCGAAACTGAATCCAGATAAAGTGGATGTCTCTGGATTTACTTACGATACGGAGCATATCAATGACGAACGCCTACACGGAGTTACCAGAGCCGACGCAGAAAAGTTTATCCAAGAAGCGGATATTTCTCTTACAAGATGGAATGGTCAGTTTATAAATTATTACAGCCCTAACGGTGCGACGTATGTGGATGTGAAAAATAGAAATATAAGAACCGCATTTAAGAAAGAGCAATTTGATGAGCCAACACTGAAAATAAGGGAGGTGGCAGAACAATATGGCAATAAAAAAACTTAGCTGTCCGTTAATGGATGCGGAAATTGATGAAGGAATATGCTATGACATCCACATGAATGTGGAAGGGCTGGCACCAGAATGGACAATTCCCGAGAAGGTGTTAGAAACTCCAGATTATAAAAAAACATGCTTGCAATGTCCGAACCATAGGGACGATTAAATACCACCCGTCAGCAGATAGGTGGTATTTTTATACCCAAAATCAGTAATCAGCACGCAGAAATGTGTGTTATTTTTATACCCTTTTGGCGTGGCTGCCGTAAAAGCCTACTTTTAAGATGGACGGCTACCCATCGGAAAAAGCCGAGAAAGGAAGCAACATGGCAATTTTTAAGACTGAGGCACTCAAGGAAAAAGGACTGACACAGGAACAGATTGATTATATCATGGCGGAGGCCGGAAAGCAGGTGAACTCCCTGACGGCGGAGAGGGACGGCTATAAGAATCAGCTTGCGACCGCACAGGCATCCCTGAAAGCAATGGAGGGGATCGATGCAGCGGGACTCCAGACCAAAATCAATGAATTATCCGAGCAGATGAAGGGCAAGGATGCGGAGATCGAGAAAATCAAATCTGATTATGCATTTGATGCGGCGGTCAAGGAGGCGATCCGGAAGGCATCCGGCAAGAACGAGCGCGCGATCATGGCGCTTCTGGATGTGGATGGCTTAAAGGCATCGAAGAATCAGACACAGGACATTGACGCGGCTCTGGCAGCGGTTAAAAAGGATAATGATTACCTGTTTGGCAGTTCTGCGCCGGTTCCGAGAGTGGTAAGCAGCACATCAGGCATCAATAACGATGCACAGACAAAGAGAGAACAGGCGAACGAAGCACTGAGAAACCTGTTCGGAAAAGGAGAGTAAAATATGGCAGTAAATATCACAGATAGATCAGCAGTTGAAGCTTTAATCCGTGAGCAGATTGTATCTACCATCTTCCAGGATGCACCGAAACAGTCCGCATTCATGGGGATGGCGCGCAAGCTTCCAAACATGACATCCAAGCAGACCCGTATCCGCGTTCTGGATTTTCTTCCGACGGCTTATTGGGTGGATGGAGATACTGGAATGAAGCAGACCTCTATGCAGGCGTGGGACAACGTATACCTGACTGCGGCAGAGCTGGCGGTTATCGTGCCGATTCCGGAGTCTGTATTTGATGATGCCGAGATTGATATTCTGGGCGAGATTACCCCAAGAGTCAATGAGGCAATCGGTCAGAGAGTCGATGCGGCAATTATCTTTGGCGATAACAGACCGAGAGAGTGGCAGGCAGATATCATTACCCTGGCGCGTCAGGCTGGGAACAATGTTTCCCCATCTTCCGGCAAGGACTACTACGATCTGACCCTTGGAGAGGGCGGTGTATTTTCTAAAGTTGAGGATGATGGCTATGCGGTAACCGGAGCAATCGCCCCGATGACGTTCAAGTCCAAGCTGAGAGGACTGCGTGATTCAAACAAGCAGCCGATTTTCACACATAATATGCAGGATTCCAGCAAGTATGCGCTGGATGGCGTACCGATCCAGTTCCCGGAGAACGGTTCCTTCATGCCGGATATCGCACAGCTGGTTGTCGGCGATTTCTCCAAGGCTGTTTACGCGATTCGCCAGGATATTACCGTAAAACTGCTGACAGAGGGCGTTATCCAGGATCCGAATACGAAGGATATCGTTTATAACCTGGCACAGCAGGATATGATTGCGCTTCGTGTAGTATTCCGCATGGGCTGGGCGCTCCCGAATCCGGCAACCCGCCTCAATGAGGATCGTACCGGCTGCACATTTGCTTATCTGGAGCCGGGCACTCCGGCTGTTACCCAGAAGGTAACCTTTACGGTAACGGATGGCAAAGAGTCCAGCCCGACGGCCTATGAGGATGTCCGTATCAACGTAGATGGTGCGATCCTTAAGACGGATTCGGCTGGTAAAGCGGAGTTTAACCTGAGAAAAGGCACCTATGCGGCAAAGATCACGAAGAAAGGCTTTGTTCCGGTAACGGAGACGTTCACGGTTGACGCTTCTGCCGTAAACAAGGCGATCACTCTGGTAGCGCAGGCCTAGTAAGGAGCTGATGCAATGGCTTATGCAACGCGGGACTATTACATTTCTGGTTATCTGCAGGGGCGTTCCCCTGCGGTGCCGGATGCGGATTTCCTGTTCTGGGAAAAGCAGGCGGAGCGGATCGTAGACAGCTATACATTCGACCGAATCAAGGCGAATATCAGCCTTTTGACGGAGGGTGTGAAAGATTGCACCTGTGAGCTGACAGAACTGCTCTATCGGGCGGACAAGGCTTCGCAGAGCACATCTGATTTTGGCGGTCCGTTGACATCGTATTCCAACGACGGAGAATCCGGCACGATTGACCTGTCAAGGTCGATTTACACCGAAGAGGGGAAACGGAAAAAGTGCCGGGAGATCATCTGCCGGTATCTGGGAAATACGCCACTGCTTTATCGGGGGGTGTGAGAATGAACCCGAATTACAATCAGATAATTACAGTCTTCCGGAAGGTTGGAACGGCGTGGAGCAAGAGTGTGTTCGAGCAATGTTTTTGGAAGTCTGGGATCACCGTGGTTCAGAATGATACTGAAGCATCGCAGACGAACACCTACACAGTACGTATTCCCCTGGAAGCGGCTGGAAGCGATTTTTCGGTGTCTCCGGGGGATGTAGTAGTGTTAGGCGAATGTGCGGACGAGATCACTGGAAAAAGCCCTAACACGGCGGCGGAAGTCCTGCGCCGGAATAAGCCGAATGCGTTTCTTGTCAGCGCATATTCAGACAATACCGCCTATCGGATGGCGAAGCACTACAGACTGGGGGGCTGATGATGGATGTCGAAATCAAATGGAATAAAACATCGGATCAGATTGCCAAAGAGAAAACAAGGGGCAATGATGGTCTTCTGTTTCTCGCCAACGAGGCAAAACGGCTGATGGATCCGTATGTTCCGGCTGACAGCCTGGCACTTGCCCAGAATGTCAGTGTCCATGTAGAGGGAGACACTGGTGTGATTGAGTATCAATCGCCATATGCTCATTACCAATACAAGGGCGTGGCATACGGTCCGAACTATCCGCTGATGGATGGCGGCGCTGTGATGGGATATTATTCCCCACCACACAAGTCCTCCACCGGAAAGAAGCTGAAATACAGCCATTTCCGCCATCCGCAGGCTACATCCGAATGGGACAAGGCTATGATGAGGGCGCGCAAGGGCGATCTGGTGCGGGCACTGGAAAACTATCTCGGAGGTAAGTGACATGACAAAGCATGATGCAGTGACGGCGTTCTTCCAACCAAAAGCCGAGGAGCTGGCGGGTCAGTACCTGGAATTTAACTATTCGGATGATTACAGCGGCATTTCGCTGGTAACAAACTATTCGGACAAGCTGCTTAAAAAGTATCTTTGGGGGTCTGAAAAAGAATATGGTTTCTCGATTATAATTGTGCAGCCGTATTCGACCGATACGGACGATCTGAACCTCACGGCGATGAATTTCGCCCAGGCTTTCATGGATTGGCTGGAAGAGCAGAATAAAAAGCGGAACTATCCGGAATTTCCGAATAGTTGCCAGATAAAGAAGATGGAGACGCTCCAGAATATGCCAAATCTGGCGGGCGTCAATGTAAAGGAAGGAATGGCGCGGTACATGGTACAGTGCCGGATTGTCTATTTTGAGAAAGGAGACAAGCGATGAAAATCAGTGAATTAATGGCAGGCGTTACACCAAACGCATCTTATGAAGGCTGGGTAACGGCAGATGACTGGGTACTGGCGATTGATACCAGGCCGTCGGCAGAAGCAGCTACAGAAGTAAAAAATTATGAGGTTGTCCAGATGGGCGTCGAGGGACTGGATGCGAATCTTAACCCGGTAACGTCAGAAAAAACCTATATCCGTGCCGGAAAATCGACCCAGAAGACTGGAACAGCAAGATCCTTTGCGGTATCCGGTGATCGTTATATCGGCGATCCGGCGCAGGATTTCATGCTGTCCCATGCGATGAAATATGCGAAAGGTAACGCAGCGGTAACGAATTATGTGTACTTCTGTATGCTCAATGGTAAAGGTGAGAAAGGTCAAGTGTCCGTAATCGTCAATTCAGAGGGCGGCGGCAATGCGGGAGAATCATCGTCTATCGATATCAACCTGCAGAAGATTGGGGCAGAACCGGCGGAGTATACATATTCAGCGGAATAGGAGGATAAACATGCAGATCAGAGGAAGAGAAGTTGATTTTAAAATCGGGCGTTTAAAGGATGCCGCAGCATTTGAAAAGGCTCTTGACAAGATGAGCAAGACGGAAAAGGAAGTCAATAAAAAGGGGACACTCAGCGAGATTATTGCAGCAGAGATTGAAATGTTTCGTACTTTTGTTAAAGAATCAACAGGCGAGGATGTTCTGGAAGACTGTGATGATCTGGAAGAGGCGAAAGGCGCTTACATTGATATGCTTTTAGGAATCAAAAAACAGAAAGAAACGCTGCTCGGATTTTCAATGGATGAGATCAAATGAAATGGTCAGTAACGTTTGACAAACTTCCCGGTACGGCACGCATTGGTGGGATAGTTTATGACATTTCTTTTGGCTACCGCACCATGATGGCAGCGGAGATTGAAATGTTCCGGCAGGACATCAGCGACGAACAGAAGATGCTCAATGCGCTGAATCTGTTCTATGCCCGCAATATCCCGCCGGATCTGGATGCGGCAGTTGATTATATGCTCTGGTTCCACCGCGGCGGGGAGTCTGTCCGGAAGGGCAGCGGAGCAAAAAAACGAACAGCGCGGCGGGGATACTGTTTTTTGAAGGATGCCCCGCTTATCTACGCGGCATTCCGGCAGCAGTACAGCATCAATCTCAGGCAGACGCCGAACGACTCCCTGCATTGGTGGGAGTTCCTGGCGATGTTCGAGGCGTTGGATGAAAACACCCGGATGGCGAAGGTCATGTACTGGCGGACCTGTGATACCAAAGGAATGGGAAAAGAGCAAAAAGCGTATATCAAGCAGATGCGGACACTTTATTCCCTGGAAGAGCCGCAGGCAACGATGGATAGTCGGTTGAGACTGGCAAAGCGTAACGCAGATATGCGGGCGTATGTGAAAAGAAGGATGGAAGAATGCCAAAACGGGTAAAGTGCCCTTACTGCGGTTATTCCATGCTTATTTTTTTTTCTGAAAAATCAGATTGTCATGGGATAACCGTACCGTGTAAAGGGCGGAATTGTGGAAAAGAATTTGAAATTAAGATAAAGAATGGAGAGCAAATCAAGTAGAGCCATTATGAGCCGATGATTTTCTCTTGTCCGAGAGGCGAGGTGAAATGAATGGGCTATGATGGAACTGTAAAGATTGGCACGGAACTGGATAGTAGCGGAGTCAAAAAAGGCTTAGACGAGATTAATGGAACAGCGCAGTCAGGATTCTCAAAGTTTAGTGAGATTGGAAAGAATGCGCTGTCTGTTTTTGCCGGAAATATGCTGACCGGCGTTGTATCACAGGCCAAGAATGCCGCCGGGGCTGTCCTTGATATCGGCATGAGCTTTGAGTCGGGGATGTCGAAAGTAGAGGCAATCTCCGGTGCGACCGGCGAGGACCTGGCAGCCCTGACAGATAAAGCGAAAGAAATGGGCGCAAAGACGAAGTTCAGCGCCACCGAATCCGCCGAGGCGATGCAGTACATGGCAATGGCAGGCTGGAAAACCAGCGATATGCTGAACGGCATTGAGGGTATCATGAACCTTGCCGCGGCATCCGGCGAAGATCTGGCTACGACTTCTGATATTGTCACAGACGCACTTACCGCGTTCGGCTTGTCGGCACAGGATTCTACTCATTTTGCGGATATACTGGCACAGGCATCCTCCAACGCAAACACCAACGTCAGCATGATGGGTGAGACGTTTAAATACGTGGCTCCGGTCGCTGGTGCGATGGGATATTCGGCGGAGGATGTGGCGCTGGCGGTCGGATTGATGGCGAACTCCGGTATCAAAGCCAGCCAGGCGGGCACCTCACTGAAAGCGGCGCTGGTAAACATGGTAAAGCCAACGGATGATATGCGGGGCGTCATGGAGCGGCTTGGCATATCGAT